CCAGGGGATTGTTCATGCAGGCGAGGGCGTGCTGAACCAGGACGAGATCCGCGCCTTGGGTGGAGAGGCTGGATTTAATGAGCTGCGTCGTGCATTGCGGGGGCCGGGGCATGCACTTGGAGGCATGGCTGGTAGCCCAAGGCTTCCCTCAATCACCTCATCTGCGCTTCCCGAAATCAACGTCAATATCCAGGGCGCACAGGGCCAGCCTGAGGTATCGGCTAAACGCAACCAGCATGGTGGTATCGACCTGGACATCATGTTCAGAAAGATCGAAAACCACATTGCTGGTGGCGTGGCATCTGGCCAGGGCGCAGTTGGACGGGCATTAGAACGGCGCTACGCACTGACGCCGAAATTGGGGTAAGAAATGGCAATACCAGTATGGCCCTTGGGCGTCCCGTTATTGGACGGGTTCCAGCGCCTGCCGAAAGACCCGTTCACTCGCACCGAGATGGATGATGGCATGGCTCGGACGCGGCGCAGGTTTCGTGTTTTCCCGATCACGATTCCTGTCAGCTTTCTTGTTATGGGAGGCCAGTATGACGAGTACTACGACTTTTGTGTGAATACGCTCAATGGGTATTCGAGCTGGTTCATGGTCACAGTAGACGGCCCAGGCGGGATCATGCAAAAGCGGTGTCGGTGGCTTGGAGCGCCAACAGAGGACCGAATCGGTGGCGGGCATTGGAAAGTGTCTGGCCAACTTGAGACGATGAGCAACTTTTAACCGGCTGAGTCCGGTTTCTTTTTGGAGACTGAAATGGTGAAACGACTGTACAAGCGGTTTCTTGAGTGGGCACTGGCCCCGGTGTTGGATCCTGTAATTGAGTCAGTAGAGTGTGCGCATGTTGACAGTGCCGGATACTGCGCAGAAATTTCTGCGTTGGAAGCGGAGCTAGAGTCTATTGCCGCAGACGTGCAAACATTGAGGATGTCCGCGGCGTTCACTGAGTAACTATTTTTGCTGGGGGATCTTTGATCCCGCTGATTCAATGGATGCTTGTCGTATTTGCCCAATCGTCCAAGAGTCCACATCCCCAGTGGGATAGGGCACTAAGATTGACAGCTTTAGCTCGTCGTCAACCTTAAGGCCTACTGTTAATTTTTTGGTTCCTTCATGAAAACTGATTCCGGTTATCTGGACTGACATCTTTATCTCCGTTACGTTGCGTGTGTAGGAACTCGTAACATAACACTAGGCCCGCCAGGTTACCAACTTGGCGGGTTTTCTTATTTCTGGCCTCGGTTTTGACCGGGGCTTTTTGTTGGGCGTTTGAAATGTCACTTGAGCAAGCCTTGAAAGAAGCCTACGCCTCGGCCCCGACTGATCGTGTGATCTTTGACACGTTAGAAGTGAGGCACCCCGCCTTCGTAGATGATGCTGGGCTACCTACTGCTATCCGAATAGTGATTGGTTTTGAAGATATCACCGCAAAACTGGAGGGTGATGCGCCTCTGCATCCTGGTCAGTATGTTGAGTTTATTGCGGGCGCGTTCCGGTTCAAGTTGCCGGGGTTTGAAGAGGGTAAAGTCCCCCAATTGCAGATCACCATCGATGGAGTGAGCCGTGAAGTGGTTGGCCATATTGAGGCGGCAATTGCCGAACGTGAGCCTATCGAAGTCACCTACCGGCCTTATTTGTCCACCGATCTGACCAAGCCACAGATGGACCCTCCATTGAATATGGTTCTATCGAAAGTGTCGGTGACAGGGGCGTCAGTGTCGGGCACAGCTTCGCTGTCCGATGTTCACAATTTTGCCTTCCCGTTTGAAAAGTACATGGCAAGCCGATTCCCCGGCTTGGTGCGCTGATGACCTCTGATGATGCAAATCGCTATATCGGTCTGGGGTGGCGCTTAGGCGCTCGCGGTCCGGATCAATATGACTGTTGGGGCTTGTTGCTGCACTGCCGCACAACTTATTTCGGCGGCGGCATACCCGATGTTGAGTTTGGCGATCCGACCCGCGAGATGTACTCACACAAGATGCGCTCAGGCGAGTGGGAGATTGTCACGACGCCTGTGCACGGTGACGGAGTATTGCTGCGCGATGGCAACGATCCGCATGTCGGCATCTATCTGGATCTGGACGGCGGTGGTGTCCTGCATGCGCTGGAAGGCAAGGGCGTTGTATTCACGGCCTTGCGGGACCTGAATTTTATGGGCTTTGCTCGTCCTACGTTTTATCGAATCCATGCCTAATATCACTATTTGCAAAAACCCGTTCCGGCCACACCTAGACCGGGTGGAGGTTGTTGCGCGCGCAGGTACGCGCCTGGATACCGTGCTGCGTCGGGAACACCTGATCGCGGGCCGTGGCCGGTCACTAGTGCGCAATCACGCTTTTGTTGTGCAGGTCAATGGCGATTGGCTGACGCAGGATCGCTGGTCGCGCCGATTGAAAGCGGATGACGTTGTTCTTGTTGCCCTGCTGCCTGCCGGTGGCGGTGGCGGCTCCAATCCTCTACAGATTGTGGCGATGGTGGCGCTGGCTGCTGTTACTGCTGGTGCGGCGGCCGCTTGGGGGCCAGCCCTTGGCGCCGCTATGGGATTGTCTGGAACAGTGGCTGCTGGTGTTGGTGGCGCTCTGATTGGCAGTGCGATCATGATTGGCGGTGGCATGCTGCTGTCCGCTCTTTTTTCCACCCGCCAAGCCGCCCAGCACCATGGCTCGGGAGCAGGCCAGCCCGACATACACCATTGGTGCCCAAGGCAATACAGCGCGGCTGATGGAGTCAATCCCAGTTCAATACGGTCGGTTTCGGGTGTACCCGGACTTCGCTGCACAACCGTACACTGAATTGGACAGCAATCAGACTTACTTGTACCAACTATTTTTGCTTGGGACAGGGTGAGTACGATATTGAGGAAATCCGAGTCGAAGACACGCCCATTGGCAACTTTGCCGAAGTGCAGTATGAGGTGGTGCGGCCTGGGGAAAAGGTGACGCTGTTCCCCGACAATGTAGTTTCTTCGACCGCAGTCCAGAGTATTGAGCTGAAGGGGCCGAACGAAGGGGGAGCGGCTACGGTTGGCCCCTTTGTCGCCAACCCTGCTGGAACCACAACAAACCGGATTGCCGTTGATATTGTTCTTCCGGCTGGCTTGTTTTACGCCAACGATGATGGCGGGCTCGATAGTCGGAGTGTGTCGTGGAGCATTCAGGCTCAACAGATTGACGATCAGGGTAACGCTGTAGGTTCGCCTATTGTGTTGGGCAATGAGACTTACTCGGCCGCCACGAACACGCCGCAGATGATGACCTATCGGTACGAGGTGCCCGAAGGCCGCTATCAAGTCAGTGCTGTGCGTACGTCGAACAAGGACACCAACAGTCGCTCTGGGAACACGCTGCAATGGGGCGGCTTGCGTGCGTACTTGCCAGATCACCGCGATTATGGAAATTTGACGCTGCTGGCTGTGGTGATGCGCGCCACCAATAACCTGAACCAATCTACCGCTCGGCGCATCAACATTATTGCTACACGGAAGCTGCCAACTTGGGACCCCATTGAGGGCTGGTCGCTTGGGGTGGCCGCCACTCGCAACCCTGCGTGGGCGCTTGCTGACGTTTGCAAGAATCCTGAGTACGGTCGCGGTTTGCCTGATAGCCGTATTAACCTGACTGCGTTGTACCGCTTGGCACAGATCTGGGACGGTCGTGGTGACACATATGACGGCGTGTTTGATACCGCGACAACGTTATGGGACGCTCTTACGCGTATAGCTCGCGTGGGCCGAGCTATGCCCATGTATTACGCTGGTGTGATTGACTTTATCCGTAATGAACCGAAGTCCGTAAAGACCCAGATGTTCACACCGGCAAATATAGTCACAAATACGTTTTCTATCGATTACGTGTTTCCGGAGCACGACAGCCCCGATCATGTCATTGTTGAGTTCATCAACGAAGAGACTTGGCAGCCGGATGAAGTGGTATGCACGTTGCCCGGTAGTGCAATGTTGCGCCCGTACCGCCTGCAAATTCCTGGCATCGTAAAGCGCGACCAGGCTTGGCGTGAAGGCATCTCTCTTACCGCCCAGAACCGTGATCAGCGTCGATTTGTGTCTTTTCAAACGGAGTTGGAGGGCCATATCCCGCGCTACGGCGACCTGGTTGAGATCAGCCATGATGTTCCGAAGTGGGGGCTGACGGGATTCATTGAGGATTATGATCCTGGCACCAAAACCTTACTCACCTCCGAGCCATTGGAGTGGTGGCCGAGTGAGAATCACTACATCAATCTTCGCAAGAAAGATGGTTCGCCCGATGGCCCGTATCGTGTTGTAGCTGGATCGCATGACCGGGAGGCGGTGATTGCCGACTTGCTGGACGGCTATGCGGTGTTTGTCTCAGACGGTCAAGGCGAGGAGTTCACGCATTATCAGTTTGGGCCAGGTGAGCGTCGCTCTTTGTTGGCGCAAGCAGTGAGCGCCACGCCGGATGAGCGGGACACTGTGGCACTGGAGTTTGTTAATTACGCCGATTCAGTTCACGCAGCAGAAAACGGTGGGCTTGTGCCACCGCCTAACCCAGTGTCGTTGTTGCCGATGACACCCAATGCGCCGGTTGTTAATGAAGTGACGGTGTATGCAACCCCTGTCGCAGGTGAGCAGATCGCCTCTTGTACGCCAGCTCGCGGTGCGCAGGTGTATGAGTTCCAGGCGAGTGATGATCTTGGTGCAAGCTGGACCTCTCTGGGCAGCGATACAACGTCGTCGATCCGCATCAGGCTCCCTGTAGGGCCTTGGTGGGTTCGTGCCCGCGGCGTCGGGGCGATGCCTGGGCCATGGAAGGTATGGCAGGGGCATGTAACCGCTACGATGTTGCCACCCCCGACGCTATCGACGTTGACCACCGATTCGCTTAACTGGGGTATTCGTATTTCATGGGTGTGGCCGTCTGCCATTTCGCTGCGCTACATTGAGATTTGGCATAGCCCAACCCCTAATTTCCTCGATGCCTCGCTCCTTGGACTGTTTGCATACCCACAATCTTCGCATGACATGATGGGCCTTGCGCTAAACGGCCAGTTCTATTTCTGGGCCCGCGTGCGTGATGAGGCCGACCAAGCTGGCCCATGGTATCCAGAGAGTGGTTCGGGTGTGCGCGGCACCCCCAACCAGGTGGCAGGCGATTACAACGGGCTGGTCACTCAAGAGATTGTCGCCAGCGGCCTGGGCGGGCTGATCATGGGCGATATTGAGTCGATACCCGGCATTAAAGAGACTTTGAAGGGTGTTGGTGTCGATGTTGATCAGTTGCGCCAGGACGTTGACCAGCACGCCGTCGAGATTGCTGAAATTCCGAACATCAAGGATGCGCTTGCGGACTTGGGCGTTGACGTTACGGGCTTAGAAGACGAGATCAATGCGTTGCAAGCCGAAGTGGCGGATATCGTCGCGCGC